CTGCTGGCCCCGTTCGGGAACCGGCTGCGCGCCTACCGGGGCATCCAGTACGGCGACGGTTCGATCGTGCAGTTCCCGGTCTTCTACGGCCGGATCGAGCAGGTGCAGATGACCCGGGCCGGGAGCGTAAGCCTGGCCGGTAACGACCTGGCCGCCGACGTGGTGGACGCCCTGTTCGAGTCGCCGCAGTCGTCGATCCCCGCCAACACCATCACGCAAGAGTTCAAGCGGCTCGTGCGCGGCGCACTGCCCGACGCGGTGTTCGGCACCTCCGACCTGACCGCCACACTCATTGCCCCCATCGCCTGGCAGTCCGACCGGGCCCAAGCCCTCGACGACATGTCGGCCACCGTCGCGATGCTCTGGTACCCGCTCGCCGACGGCTCGTTCGTGCAGCGCCTCACCCCGTGGACGAAGCCCGGGCTGTCGCCGGTGCTGTCACTGACCGACGGCTCGGGCCCGCAGGGCTCGATCTCCGACTGGACGATCACCGTATCCCGCACCGGCGTCTACAACTCGGTGGTCTTCACCTCGGAACGGCAGGACGGCTCGGCGCCGGTCTACGCGGTCGCCCGCGACACCAACCCGAACAGCCCGACCTACTACCTAGGCAACTTCGGCCAGAAACCGCTGCTGGTGCAGAACCAGGCCGCCCTCACCCAGCAGCAGTGCCTCCTGGCCGCCCAGAGCGGACTGAAGGTCGCCACGGCGATCACGCAGACCTGGGACCCCGTCTCGATCATGCCGGACGCGTCGCTCGAACTGGGCGACCTGATCAGCATGTCAGCCGACGGCGCGACCAGCCAGCAGGTCATCACCGGCTTCACGCTGCCCCTGCGGGAGACTGGGGACATGTCCTTGAGCCTGCGCGCGTACGCCCCGGTGACCTCCTGATGGCGGCCAAGCTTGCACACCAGACGCAGAAGACAGCGGGCATCCCCAACGGCATGCGCACCGCAACGATCGTCGCCGTCACCAGTTCATCGGTCACGATCTCCGTCAACGGCGGCCAGTTCTCCGCCGGGGTCGGTGTCGTCACCTCGTACGCGCCGGTCGTCGGCGACGTGGTGGCCGTGTTCCGGCAGGACTCCTCGTGGCTGATCCTCGGCCCGACCGCCAGCGCGAACCCGTGGCAGTCGATGGCCGCCCTCGGCTACCAGAACGGCTGGACGAACCTGGGCACCGGCTTCGCGCCCGGCCAGTTCCGGCGCGTCGCCGACGAGGTGCAGGTGGTCGGCAACCTGACCAACGCCTCCGTGGTGTCCAACAACTCGATCATCGTGGCCGGGCTGCCCGCCCCGCCGGTACAGATCACTACGATCTGTGCCCAGACCACCAACCGCGTCCGAATCTACGTGGACACGTCAGGCAACCTGAAGGTCACCGACATCACGGCCAGCGGCTCCCTGCAGTTCGCGTTCTCCTACTGGCTCGACGTGCTGACCTCGTGAGGAGGCGAACTTGACCAGCACCGGCTACATCGACGCGTTCAACCGGACCGTGGTCGGCGGGATCGGCACAGCCGACACCGGCCAGGCGTACACCACCAACGGCTCGGCGACGTACGGCGTCTCCCCGGTGACGGCCAGCATCACCCTTACCTCGGCGGGGTCGAAGACCGCCTACGTCGACGCGCAGACCATCGACGCCGACATCACCGGCCTGGTCGCGCTGTCGGCGGTCCCAGCCACCAACCAGGCCTTCGTCGGCTTCGCGGTGAAGATGTCGGGGGCGGCGAGCAGCTACTACTCGGCGGCGCTGATGGTCGCCACCGGCGGCGCGATCTCGCTCCGCATCTCGAAGACGATCTCCGGCACGCTGACCACGCTGAACACGACGTCGCTGGCCTCGCTGGGCACGTACACGGCAGGCGCCTACTTCAACCTGCGGTTCCAGGCGTTCTGGAGTAACACGCTGCAGGCCAACGTGCTGCAGGCCCGGGTGTGGGCGAACGGCGGCACCCAGCCGGGCGGCTGGCAGACGTCGATCACCGACAACTCGATCACCCAGTACAACTCGGGCACGCAGGTCGGCCTGTGGGCGCGTGACGAGCAGACCGCCGTGGGGTCGGTCATCGCGACCTTCCGGGGCGTCTCGACCGCCTCCTATCACCTGCCGATGCCCGCCCTGACCGACCCGATGTGCAACGACCCGGCGATCGTCTACCCCGATCAGACGGCGCTGCAGTCCCTCGCGGCGGCGGCCGACCCGATCGTCCACGCCTTCGACCCGGGCGCGCTGCTGGCCGCCAACTATCCCCGGGTGCGGGTGAGCGCCTCGAACGTGAGCGTGCCGCAAAGCAACCCGTTCATCACGTTCGACACCACCGAATTCAACATCGGCACCCCGACGAATCTGAGCTACGACAACCAGGCCCTCTATCTGCCGTCGGGAATCTGGCTGGTCACGTTCGAGATCGAGCTGAAGGAGGCCGCCTCAACCGTCATTCAGATCTCGTCGACCGGCTCCGGTGGACCATTCGCCGGGACCGTGCTGGTGGATATGCGGTCGAACCCGACGCACAACAACAGCGGGCAGCGGGGCGGCACCGGGCACGTGTCGGCGCTGACGTATTCGTTCGACCCGGTCAACGCGGTCCGCTACTCGTTCACTCTTTCCCCCGCTACCGGCCTGCAGTATTCGGCCTGGTATATGGCCATGTCCGCCTACAAGATTTCGGACTTCTTCCTATGACCGGCAACACGACCTACGAGGGATACCCGTACCCGCTGGAAGGCGACTTCGCCGATGTGCAGGACGCGTACCGGCTGGCGTCCGCTCTCGACGCCGGTCTGCGCGCCGAGCAGGCCCCGTTCCGGCAGTACCTGGCCCGGCCGTCGTTCATCGCCATGCAGGGGACCACGCAGTCGGGTATCACCAGCGGCGTGCAGTACCTGCAGTTCCAGACGATCGAGTGGGACAACACCGGCGGCGCACCGCTCAACGCGACCTTCTGGACTCAGCCCCCGGCTCAAGGGCCGTCGTGGTGGATGTTCGGCGGCACCATCCGGGTGAATCCGACCGGCTCGCAGGTGGTCGGCGACATGAACGAAGCCGAGATCATTGTGCAGACCTCGGATCAGGTGACCGGCACCATCACAAACAAGAACTTCTACCAGCGCAACGACGACACCAACACGAATGGTGAATGGCTCAACGTATTCGCGGTGGCGCCCATTTATCACGGCCTGGCACAGTTGGCGTACAAGTGCGACGGCAGCACCGCGAAAGGCATTTTGGCCGGTTCCCGTTTCTGGGGACTCTACCTGGGGCCGGTGAGCTGACGTGACGATGCGGAAAACACCGTTTCTGCGAATCAGGTATCCCTGGGCAAGTGACGTGGTGAACGCCGCCGACGTGCAGGCGATGGCGCAGGACGTCGACCAGGCGCTCGTGCAGACGTTCAACCTGGCCACCAACTACTCGCGCATGTCGTCGGTGATCGTGCAGCGGTCGGCGGCGCAGAGCATCACCAAGGCCACCCTGACTGCGATCAGCTTCGACAACCTGGTCATCGACAACGGCACCGACGGCCCGTACGCGAACGGGGCGTGGTGGAGCAACTCGAACCCGACCCGGCTGACCGCCCCGGCACCTTGTGTCGTGCTGGCGTCGGCGATGCTGAGCTTGCAGGTCACGGCGGCGCTGGGGACCAATGGAGCCATCCAGTGCACGGTCACGAAGAACGGCGTCTCGTCAGGCACCGATCTGCAGGGCTCGAAGTGGAACCCGATCAGCACCGACGTGAACTATCAGGGTGTCAGCGCCCTGACGATGTGGAAGCTGAACGCGGGCGACTACCTGGAGCTGAAGGCGTACTGGACGGGCTCCCCGGCGGGTCCATTCAGTACGGATACGTTCGACAAGACCGTGCTTTCCCTGGCTGTGGTCGCTCTGCCGTCCGTCGCCTGATCTGTCAGACCTTTATGAAAGGATGCTTACTGCATCTGTCGGCGGCCGGTTGGAACGGGGCGAAATGGACCTAGTAAATGTGCAAACTTTGCCCTGGTATTTGATCAGTCTTCTCGCGTCTGGAATGCTCGCAGTGTTTTACGCCATGCTGCGAGGGAAGATCATTCCCAGTCGGGTCGCCGACCAGCTCCGCGAAAGCGCCGAAAAGCGGGCCGAGATCGCCGAGGCGGGCATGGCCGCCAATAATGAGAGCATCAGGTCGCTGGTGGAGCAGGTCGGGAGGCTCATGGTGTTCGCCGAGAACACAGACAAGGTGCTTAAGGCCCTGCACGCCCGCGCCGGACGCGACCAGGCTCGGAACCGAGGTGGGGGATCGTGATCTGGCTACCGTGGCGCAGGAAGCTGGCACTGGCCGACGAGCGCCTGCGGGAGACTGAGCGCCTCCGCGACGACGCCGAGGAGCAGCGGGTGCAGGTGCACCAGCTCGCGCCCCGGGTAGACCGGGTGACCTCGTCGCTGGAGCGGCTCAGGGCGGAGAATCACATCGGCCCCCTGATCGAATCTGTCCTGCGAGGCAACGAGTGACCCCCCAACTTCTCGGCACCATCGGCCTGTGGGTTTCGGCCGTCATCGCCACCATCGGCTTCATCGGCTTCGCCACCCTGGCCCGTTTCTGGACGTCCCGGGGCGGCTGGCACGTCTTCTGGTTCATGCTCGTGCTGGCCTGGATCCTCGACCTGAACGTCATCGCGCACCTGTTCCGCGACACGACCTGGTTCGCCTACCTGCGGGCCGGTTCGCTGGCCATCGGCCTGCCACTGGTGCTGGGGTGGCGTTCGTGGATCATTTTTGATCTTCAGCTGTTCCGGCACCGGAGTGAGCGCACCCGCCGCCCGGCGTACGGTAAGGCAGACAAGGCCATCCAGGAGGAGAAGCATGGAGCCTGACGAAAACGTGACCCTGGCCGACTTCACCGGCCCGACCGACGATGAGGGCGGCGGCCAGTACGAGCAGTACATCTCGCCCGACGCCCCCGACCACGACCCGTTCACCCAGTACCCCGACGACGCGCGCCTCGCGGCCGACAGCGACGACGAGGAGCCCGACGCGATCGTCGCGACCGTCTCGGCGTCCCTCGCGCACAACCTGGACGTGCGGCGGCAGAAGGTCAAGTCGTGCTGGTCCGGTGTGTCGGTCGGCTGGATCGGCGACGCCGCCCACCAGTCCGAATGCTCCGACCACAATCCGGACTCCGGCGCCGTCGTGCACGCCATCGACGTGATGGTGACCGGTAGCCGGGCGGAGGCGGTTGTCAGCGAAGCCCTCGCGCACCACGACGACCTGCAGTACGTCATCCACAACCGAACCATCTGGTCGGTGACGGTCGGCTGGCAGGCCCGCAAGTACACCGGCTCGGACCCGCACACCAACCACGTGCACCTGTCCGGCAAGCACGGCAGCAGCCGCAAGAACAGCGCGACGTGCACCGGCTACGACACCACGGCGGAGAAAGCCAGCCCGGCGTTCAACATCTGCCCGGCCCCGAAGCCGCCCGCCCCGAAGCCTCCGGCGCCGTCCGGCGGCCACCAGCCGGGCACCCGCACCCTGAAGGAGGTTAGCCCGATCATGTCGGGCGCGGACGTGAAGTTCGTGCAGCAGTTCATCGGCTCCAAGCGCGCGGGGGCGGCCGACGGCAAGTTCGGCCCGAACACCGCGAAGGGCGTCCGCTGGTATCAGGGGATGCGCGGCATCCACGTGGACGGTCAGGTAGGCCCGCAGACGTGGGGCCAGATGGGGGTCAAATGGCACGGCTGAGGGCATGGCTGAAGCGCCACCCGCTGTCGACGCTGATCGGGTACGCCACCACGGTCCTCGCCGTGCTGGTGTACCTGCAGTCGGCGCACATCCTGACCGGCACGACCGCCCGCTGGGTGGACACGGCCGCCGGTCTGCTCCAGATTCTGCTGACCGCATACGCGCGCCAGCATGTCACCCCGGTGGCGGCCCCGAGGGATGCCGCAGGTCGTAAGCTGGTCCCCGCTTCGATGCGTCCGCGTATGGACGCTCCCGGACTGGTGGAGGACCGATGACCATGCCGAGCATCAGCCGCGACGTGCACTACGTCTCGGCGGGTAGTGCTGACGGGAAGTTCCCACGTACCTGCCGGGCCGCGAAGGTGACCGAGGTCGACGACCCGAACGGTACCAACGCTGACCTGCAGCGGGTCGGACTGATGGTCATGAATCCGACCGGCATCCACTTCCGGCCGCTGTCCGAGGGCGGCGCGAAGTACGACGGCTCGGACGACCCGGCCCCCTACACGTGGCACTGGCCCGAGCGGGTCTGATCTTCAAGCTTGAAGGCCGAGCCTGGCGTTAACGGGCTCGGCCTTCATTCATTCACAGCGCGTCGTAGCGGCCCTCGCGGAGAGCCTGACGCCCCTCATGCCGCTCACGCTGGTTGGTGTCCCGCTTGACCTTCTTCGCCATCCCGGCCCGCTGGTAGCGGGTGTACCAGCGGCGCCAGCGGGTGTGGACGTCCTGTTCGTCGGTCGTCTCGATGCGTCGGCGCAGCATCAGCTCTTCTCCGTATCGTTTTCGATCTTGACCCACTCCGGCGAGTCGATCATGTTCATGATCGGATCCCACTGGTAGCCGCCGTCCTCGGTAAGAAACCACCAGCCCGACCCGTTGACCGTGTTCAGCTTGGCCGGTACCTCGCGCGGGTCCACTCCCTCACGGCGCTCGATCACCCAACCGATACGGATGCAGCCCTGCGCGTCGGCGAGGGTCGAGTCATGGCAGCCCCGGCACAGCATCAGCAGGTTGCGCACGTCGTTGGACACCGTCTCGGCATCGCCGTGCACACCGCCGGAGCCACGCGTCATCCGGTGGTGCGGGTCGAGAGGCAGCCCGGAAAGGCCGCAGCCCTCGCACCGCCCGTAGGAACGGGCCTGCGCGAGGGCTTTGGCGGTCTCAAAGCTCATCGATGGATGTCGCAGTTTGCTGGGTCGGCGCACGGCTCATCTCGGGCTGCGACGCGGCTCGGCACTCGTGGCCACTCCTCGTCGTCTGCGGTGCAGTTCTCAGCCTGCGAGCAGTAGTAGCGCTGCCCGTACTGGCCGACGGGGTCGTCGTCGTGGCCGGGGCAGTCCGGGTTGCGTCCGGTATCGGTCAGCGCCTCGTGGTCGGCGAGGTCGGCTGGGGTCATCAGCCCGTGCGTGGTGTACATCAGGCGCCCGCCGGGGCACCGCTAATCGGCCGGTCGGTGAGGATGTTCTCCCCGCCGAAGCCGATGAGCTCCCGGTAGCCCTGCTTGTTGGGCGGGTAGCCCATGCCGTCGTCTTTGACGACGGTGGCCATCGGGTCACGCCCGGCCTTCTTGATCAGGCGCCGCCGCTGGGCGGGGGTGGGCTTCCGGCCGCCGAGGTGGATGAGTCGAGTGATGGTGTCCATTGCTGCCTCCTTGGTGTCTGCTATCAGCATACACAACCAGAGACGCCCTCGCTAGGTTGTGCACACCCGGCGAGGGCGTTGCCGAATCGAACGGCACGGGACCGGACCGCTCACACCTCAGCAGGGGCAGTGGTGCGTCTTGCTGTGTTCCGGGTTCGGCCAGTGGCCAGTGGCCCGCTTCTCCAGGTTGGCGCAGTGGCCCTTGAGCTTGTTGCCCTGGATGTACTTGCCGAGGTGGGTCAGGCAGCGGCAGAACGCGCACGGCTCGGGCCAGCGGATCTTCGCCGCGCCTTCCCCCTCGGTCCAGTACTTGTCGAGCTTCTCCTCCCCGGCCACGCCGCCCGGCGTTACCGCCGCTCGGATGGCGTAGCCGAGGTCAATGGCGAGGGTGGCAAGCTTCATGCCCGCCAGGGTATGCCCTCAGAGGCCGCTGTGCGCGACGCCGTACTTGGCCTGCGAGCTGGTGAAGCCCTCGAATTCGAGCTGACTGGTCAGCCCGGCGCGGGAGAAGTGCTGGTCCTGCAGGTAGTCCTTCGCGACACCGGCGGCCTGCGCGTTCCAGTCGACCTTCAAGCTGTCGACGGCCAGGGTTGCGTCGTGGGTCGAGTAGCCCTCGAACTTGAGCTGGTCGATCAGCCCCTTGCGGGAGAAGTGCTGGTCGCGGAGGTAGTCGGTCGCGGTGCCGACGGCGTTGCGCTGTTCGGCGGTCAGGCGGCTCGGCGACTGCGATGCGGTCGGGGCGGGCGACGTCGGCGGGTTGGTGGTCGGCGCGGTGGTGGGGTGCGTCGGCCGCTGCGTGCTCGGGCTGACGGTCGGCAGGGTGATGGTGGGGCTCGGGTCGGGGCTGGCCCCTCCACCGCAGGCGACTGCTCCGCCGATGGCGGCGAGGGCTCCGGCGAGGATGAGGCCGATACGGGTACGGATCACGGGTGCTGCTCCTCAGACGATGGTGGCCCGGATGTTGACCGGGACCTGGATGCGTTCGAATCCGCCTGCCTTGTCGACGAAGCCGGAGAGGACGGCGGATGTCTCCTCGCCCGGCAAGATCAAAAACGATGAAGTGATGCCGTTGGCCTCCCGCAACTGCAGTGACACGCGCACCGCGCTTCCGGTCGGCTCCGGCGGCAAGGTCCGCCACCGCGCGAGGCGGCGACGGACCGACCGGGACAACATCAGTTGGCCGAGGAGTTCAGGTGCCCCGGGCAGCGCGGGTCGTTGGGAACGACAGCGATCGACGGCGGCAGGCTATCGTCCGACCCGGCCGAACCGCTGTAGACCATGTTCGGGCCGTCGCACTTGGCGGTGACGTTACGGAAGCCGTACGGGAACTTGATCAGCGTGGCCGGGCCAGTCGGCTGCTGCACGGTCGGCGTGTTGTCGCTGGAGTGGTTGCCGCAGCCGACCAGCGCGACCAGGGCGAGCGCGCCGACGGCGCCAATCTTCGCGATGCGGGACGTGTTCACAGGGCGTCCTCCTTGCGGACGTTAGGCGGCGGGAACTCAGTGAGGCCCACCGCGCGGGCGGCGTCGTTGATCATGTTGCGGATGTCGCCGGGCGAGAATCGGCGCCAACACTCCTGGCCCTGGGGCTCGTTCGGGTGATAGCTGTCGTGGTGGTTGTCCTGCGCTCGCTCGATCCGGCCGTCCAGGACATCCAGGACGGCCTGCAAGGCGGTACGCATGGCGTGCACACGCGGTCGCACTTCACCGGGCACGACGCCACCGACGTAGTGCTCCGGGATACGGCAGTCGTACACCGTGCAGCGAGCCGACGGGTAGTGCCTCGGGAGTTCAGCCATTCTCGGGAGCTGCGGCGGCGCGGCTTTCGGGAGGGCAGCCATGGCGGCGGCCAGGCCTTTGCCGAGGTCCGCGAACGCCTTGCGCAGCTCGGCGCTCATATCAACCTCGACGTGTACGGTCGCCTCAGCCTTCGCCACCGGTGCCCCCGATCATGCGGCCGAAGCCGTTCGCCAGGGCGGCCATGCGCGCCTTGCCCTCGGGGGTGCTGGTGACCGTGACGCCGGGGGCGCCTTCGACGACCTCGATCCAGTCGAGCTCCTGCCCGGTGGCGGGGTCGAAGCCGTGGCCGCCGACCTCGACCTCCTTCTTGGCGACGTCGAGGAGCATCGACAGGAACGCGGGCCGGACGGCCTGCATGACCTGCTCGGGGTGCTCCTTGATCGCCCACGCCAGGGCGGCCTGCTCGTCGGTGATCCGGGCGGTCTTCGCGCCCTTGCGGTAGGCCACCGCCCCGATCTTCGTGCCGTCGGGCAGGTAGGCGCCGACCTTCTCCACGTGCCGCTTCGCGAAGTCCTCGGTGCAGCGGGCGCGCAACGCGATGTTGGTCGGACTGAGGGCCTTCGTGTACAGGTCCAGGGCGACCAGTACCTCAGCGTCGGTCGGCCCGCCCCCCGAGGGGCCGCCGGTTGTGGCGGCCCCCGTCGTCTCGTCGGTCATGCGTTTACCTTCGCCTTCATGTTCTCGTTGCAGACCCGCAGGGTGCGGGTCATCTGGGAGAGGAGGTTGGTGTCACCCTTGCCCCGGTAGCCGGAGCAGCATCCGGTGAGCTGGGCGTGCCCGCAGGGGCACTGGTAGATCGGATGCTTGCGGTTGCGGTGCAGCACGAACCCGGCCTCGATGAGGAGGTTGTGCACCCGTGTCTCGCGGCGTATCAGTCGCCCTGTCCGGGCGCGGCCGTCGGGCTGCCGTCCTGCGTGCCCTGGTCAGCCTCGGCGTGCGCCGCCAGCTCCTGCGCGCTGTACAGGGCCTCGGCGAGGGTCTCCGACTCGGACACCTGCACCTTCATCAGGCCCCGGTCGTTGGCCAGAGCCTGGAGTCCCTTGATGCCGTTCACGGTGGCGTAGGGCACGAGGGCCTCGTCGGCGATACGCCCCGCGATCAGGTCGGTGGCGGTCACCTTGACCGGGCTGCCCTTGTAGTCCATCTCCACGACCCGCTTGTGCAGGTTCCGGGCCGCCATCCAGTCATAGACGGCGACCGCCTTCTCGACCTGTGCCACCGGCATCGGCGTGACCAGCTTGAGGACCTCTTCATCGGTCCACGAGGTCTTCGGCGTGGCGGGCGGCGCTGACACCGGCCGCTCCTCGCGGGGCCGCGCGCTGTCCCAGCTCTCCCGGTCGGCCCGCTGCTGCGCCTTCGCGCCGTCGTCGTCGATCCCGCCGGGGAAGGTGCCGGTGAGCGCCCAGCCGAGGTAGCGGCGACCGTAGGTCATCGCGGACCCGATGTCCTGCGGGCCAACGCCTCGGCCGTACGGGTCGGGCAGCGGCCACACCCCGGACCTCTCCTCGCCGCTCTCGTGGCACAGGGTGACCACTAGGACGAACCGGCCTTTGTCGTCGAACTCACTGACCGACGAGAGGGACAGGCCGTGCTTGCCGAGGATCGGTTCGGCGATCTCGACGAACTGGTCCAGGCCCGCGTAGTTGTACGAGCGGTCGTAGCGCTCGCCGGTCTCCTTGCTCTTGCCGGTGACCTTGGCGTGTTCGTCTTTGCTCATCTTCGGCACTTCGGCTTGGAACGCCGCGAGCGCCGCGTTCATGCTCTTGTGGTCCGCCATGCTGCTGTACCTCCTGAGGTGACTGTCTACGCACAGCATACACGAGGCACGCTAGCCGTCAACGCCCGGAGCGCACCGGCTAGCGTGGCGCCGGTGCGTCGTACACATCTCGCCGACGACAACGCACGGCCCGATCCCCGGGCACCAGAACTTGTCAGGCTCCGCCTCTCCCTCATTCGCCTCGATCTGCCACTCGTGGCCCGGGTGCGGCGACGGCACCCCACACGTCGACATGGGCTCGCCGGTCTGCGGCCGGTAGTGCTGACCGAAGGGAATGGCATCGTCGGCCCACCTGACAGGCTTGTACATCGGGTTGGGCTCGCCGTCACGGACTCGTACGAACGCCTGCTGCTCACGCTCCCAATACATCTGCCGGGGGAACAGCTTCGCCCGGTCGCCGTCGGTCAGCTTCTGCCGCAGCTCATCGAGAAGCCGCTGCACGTCCGGGCTGATCCCGATCGTCGCCTCTCCCGGTGGCAGCTCCGGCATGGCATCCTCCGGCGCCACGCCCGCCTGCCCGGCCGCCCACCGGCGTCCGGCCTTCGCCCGCTCCTGCCCGATCGCCTCGACAAGGCGCCGGACGTGAGCGGGCATCAGCCACTCGGTGCTCTGGTCGTAGTGTCGTCGGATCGCCTCCATCACGTCGGCCGCGTCCAGGTCGCCGAGGACAGCGTGCCAAGCCCGCACGTTGATCTCGCCGACGGTCCGGTTGTCGAAGGCCTGCGCCAGGGCCAGAGCCTGGCTGGTCTCGGTGATGTTCACTTCGCGTCCTCCATCGCTTGCAGGCGGCGGCCCAGTTCCAGCGTCTGGGCGACCTTCTGGTCGGTCGTGCTCTGTCGGTACGGGGCGCCGGACGTCGGCGCCAAGGCGGTCCCCGGGCGGCGCCCGGCCCGCTCGGCGGCCGTGCGCATCCAGTTGCGCCACGTCGCAGGCCAGTCGACCTTGCGGCCCTTCACCCCGGGGGCACCAGCGAAGTAGTCGCAGAACTTCTCGTGCTCGACGAGACCGTCGATCAGCTCCCCGTAGCGACCGAGCCGGAACCACTCGCGCATCTTCTCGTCGGGCTGAAAGTTTTCGGGCAAACGTGTCGCTCGCATAGACGACGTAGTCGTCTTGTTCTTCTTCTGGTCTTCTATAGAGGAAGGAGCGACGGGTTTTCCGTCGTAAGGCTGAGCTGCGGAAACGTCCTGTTTCCCCTGGTCATCGCTTGCGACGGGTTTTCCGTCGTCACTTACGACGGCATTTCCGTCGTCAGGGTCCGTCAGGACATAGTCAACCGTCGTTCCGACGCCGGGGGTGAAGGTCTTGTCGCGGCGCATGTATCCGGCTCGCTCCAGCTCGCCGACGAGCTTGCGCACACCATCGCGGCCGAGGCTGCTCGCCTCGATCATCCGCTCCTCGGTGATCTCGTACGTGGCGGCGTGGCTCATGCACCAGCCGAGCAGGCCGCGCGCTCCCCACGACAGCCGCTGATCGCGGGCGTAGGCGTTCGGGATGATCGTGTAGTTGTCCGTCGGCAGGGGGCCGCGACGGATGCGGATGGTTCCCATTGGGGCTCGATTCAGATAGAGCACCCTGCGGAGTTGTCCGAGCTGTATGGCGTCGGTAGACTCGGGGTGCCAGAAGTTAGGGACATGTGAGTGCCTACGACGCCTCGGGGTTACCGCCCCGGGGCGTTGCTCGTTTCTAGGCTGCGATGCGCATCGGGTGAGGCACGATACATCCGGCCGCGTACAGCGACGTCGGTGTCTCGCACCACAGCCGCCGCGTCGGCTTGGCAAATCCATCCCGGATCGTCGAGGCGTACCAGAGCGGCTCCTTGATGGCCGGAAAGTCCACCGGCGGGAACTCGTCCTTGTAGCGCTGCCGCCACTGCTGCGGGGTGAAGCGCTCGACGTGCATGTGAGCGGCGATGCCCGCCAGGTCAACGATCTCGCGGGTGCGTTCCAATTCCCGCAGGCTCTCGTCGGGGCTCATGTCGAGGGCACTGCGCAGGTGCCTGACTTCGTTGGTGAGCTTCTCGATCTCCTTCTGCGCCTCCTGGTAGAGGCTCTTATAGCTGGTTCCCATATGTTCCTCGCAAGTGCCGGGGGTTACGTCGGCCATGAGCCTACATGAAGCGGTCCTGGTACCTGTAGAGGTCGCAGGTTCTTGATGTGCGCTGTAGCCGCCGGGTTGACGCGAGCTGCGTGGCGGGTGCACTATGGTCGCCAACCGATCAACAAGGGAGCCCCGACATGCTCGACTTCGTCCTGTCTGCCCCGGCGCGTATCTTCGCCCTCCTGGCCGCCGACGTGGTCCCCCTCGCCGCCGCCGTGGCCGTCCTCGCCGCCGCCGGTCTGCTGACCTTCATGGTCAACCAGCTCCACGCCGACCGGCCCGTACGGCCCGAGCCGCGCCACCGGCCACACGCCCTCACCGTTACTCCCATCTCGGCCCCGCCGGTCCCGGCAGTCGAGCCGGACGTGCCGTTCGACCCGCTCGACGAACGCACCAGCCTGGAGCAGGTCGAACGCTTCCTCGCATCGCTCACCGAGGACACGGGCGAGCTGGTGATCGTCCAGTGAGTGACGAGGTCACCATCAGCATCGAGTCCGTCCGCGTCCCGCCCTACCGGGAGGCCTACGGCATCCTCAGTGACCTCGGCGAGAGCATCGCGGCCGAGGGCCTGCGCCACCCGATCACCGTCTGGAAAGACGGCACCCTGATCTCCGGCTCCCGCCGCCTGCGTGCGCACTTCCTGATGGCGGGCGCCTCCGGCATCCGAGGCAGCCAGCACCGGCACATTCGCGCCGTGTTCGTCGACACCATCGAGGACGCCGCCAAACGGCTGCTCGCCGACAGCGAAGACGACCACCTGGCCCTCCCGATGCGCACCGCCGAGATCGGCCGCCTGTGGGAGCTGCTACGTGAGCTCGACGCACCGGCCGCCCTGCGCCGGTTCGAGACCGCGAAGCGCCGGGGGATCGAGCTGCGCAAGGCGACGATGGCCGGGAAACGTAAGCCCGCCCGCTCCGGCTACTCCACCGACTACGTGCTCGACACCCTGGCCCCCGCCTTCGGAATGTCCGGCACCACAGCCAGCCGCCTGTGGGCCATCTACATGCTCGCCAGCTCCCCCGCCCAGCCCGAGGACCGCCGTCAGGCCGCCCGGGCGGCGCTGGCCGCCATCGACGACGGCACGTCCAGCCTGTGGCGCGGCTACCGGGAGCTGTTCGTCGGCCGCAAGAGTGCACCCGCGAAGCAGCGCAAGATCGAACCGCCGGAGGAGTCGGCGCCCGCCGCCCGCCAGCTCGCCACCTGGGCTCGCGTACTGCCGCAGTTGGAGGGCCTGATCGCCGGTCTCGTTGAGTTGGGGCCGCCCCACCCCGACCTCCCCCGAGACCACGTCGCCCCCGTTCACGCCAGGTTGGCGGCGTCCCGCCGCAACCTGGAGCAGATCATCAAGAAGATGAAGAAGGAGTCCGAATGACCAGTCCGACCATCGGCGGGGCGACGCACTACCTCGTTGAGCGTAAGGCGGTCGAGCTGACCGTCGACCCGGCAGTGCAGCGGGCCATGAAGGCGAGCCGCGTCGAGAAGATCGCCGCCGACTTCCACCCAGAAGCCCTCGGTGTGATCACCACCTCGTACCGCGACAACGGGGTCATCCACATCGTGGACGGCCAGCACCGGCACGGCGCCGCCCTGCGCGCCAAGTACGACGGGCCGATCCGCACCGACGAATACCACGGCCTCAACCTCGCGCAGGAAGCCGCCCTGTTCCGCCTGCTCAACACCACCGAGAAGGTGGGCCCGATCGATCAGTTCCTCGTGGCCTGCGTCGAGGGCCGCAAGGATGCCCTCTACCTGGCGAAGGTGCTGGCCGACAACGGCTGGTCCGTGTCGACGGCAGCCGGGAAGGGCAAGATCAGCGCCGTGCGCAGCCTGGAACGCGTCTACGCCCTCGCCGAGCGCGGACCGTTCGCCGCATCTGCCGCCATCGCCGTGCTCACCAACGCGTTCGGCCACATCCCGGCCGCCGTCAACGGCTCCCTGATCGAGGGCGTCGGCCGGATGCTCAACCGGTACGGCGAAGACGTCGACCTGACCGACCTGAGCAAGCGACTGTCCGCCTACCCGGGCGGCCCGGACGCCCTGCTCGGCTTCGCCCGGGGCCAGAAGTTCTCCCGCGCCGGGAACCTCTCCACGCAGGTCGCCCGCACGGTCACGCAGGTGTACAACGAGCGCCGCCGCTCCACCAAGCTCCCCGAGTGGCAGTGACGACCCGACGCCGCCAGCAGCCCCCGTCCCCGTTTCAGCCGGGGACGGGGGCTGCCCCTGTCGGGGTGTGGCTCGCCCGAGGCGATCGCGCCGACGCGTCCGGCGTCGTCTGGATGAAGCGGCGCATGCCGGACGGCCAATGGCCGCCGGACATCAACGCCCCCCGCGACGACAGCTTCTCGTGGTGGGTCCGGTCGCACTGCGGCCACCCGGGCGGCGCCAAGCAGTGGGCGTTCTACCGTGAGGCCGACGCCGACCAGTACGAGCACATCTTCCGCGCCGACCCCTGCCGCTACACCCGCTGCCCCCGCAGACGCATGATCGAAAACAACCGGAGGAGATGACCATGAAGCTCGAAGAGTGGAACCGCCTGATGTATCAGGCCAGGGAGCACGCCACTATCACCGGCTCCCGCGTACGGATCCGGGCCTTCCGCTTCAGCGCCCGGTCAGCCCGCTACTTCAACCGGCAGTGGATCTACACGCTCCAGTGCCCCATTAGCTGCCCCTGCCGCAGCGTGTCCCGTGGCTAACTGGGCATGGCCGCACACCCCGGCCAGCAATCTCGCCCGCATGATCCTGCGCGGCGGCCCCTTCGACGGCGAGGCCGGGCTATTCGTGCCCCCGGACACCGCCGCCCCGATCCAACTGGTCTGGACCGGCTGGATCGAGCGCGTTGGCTTTCAGGCCTGGGTCTACGAGTGGCGCGGCGAGGTCGAGATGGACCGGGGCCGCACCGACGCCCTGGTCTACCGGCCGTCCGGCCGCATCCTCCCCGCCGATGAGATCCCCCCGGTGATCGCCGACGCCGCCGAGGAGTGGTTCGACGCCGCCGCGTTGATGATGCTCTACTCCGGCTACCGCCCCGAGCAGGTCTTCCCGGGAGTCTGATCCCGTACGCTGGGCGGCGTAGGAGGAGACCATGCCACGCCGCCCAGCCCGCAAGGGAACGAACGACCACACCCGCTCACCCGAGGTACTCGACGGCCTTAAACGCCGTGAGCTGGAGCTGGACCCTGCCCGCGAACCGTGGGACCAGCAGCCGGGCGAGCTGGACCGCAACTACGGCCTGTTCGCCATGTACCGCGACCACGGCCGCCTGCGCTCGGTAGCGCAGGTCGCCGAGCTGTCGCCGGTCGTCACCTATGCCGCGATGACCCGGATCGGCCGCTACAACAAGTGGGCCGAACGCGCCGCCCTGTGGGACGCCGAGCAGGACCGCATCACCGCTATCCGCCTGCAGTCCGCCCGCGAGGAGATGGCAAAGGTCCACCAGAAGGCCGCCCAGAAGCTGATGAAGAAGGCCCTGGACCGGCTGGAAAGCCTCGACGTCGACTCGATCAGCCCGCACGCCCTGATCCTGATGATCGACACCGCCGCGAAGATCGAACGCGCCGCGCTCGGCCTGGAGACCCTCAACAAGGGCGCTTCGGCCGCCCCGACCGTCACCGTCGCTGCGACCACCAAGACCAACGCGGCAGGCGACCAGGAGACCCGCGTCGAGGTCGGCGTGCAGCACGAGCGCATCATGGGCACCCTCGACGAGATGGTGAAGCGGATGAGCCCCGAGCAGCTCGCCGCCGGATACGAGGAGCTGACTGCGAGCGCGAAGGAGGCCCTCGCCGAGATAGACGCCGCGCTCCCTGCACCTCCTCCGCAGTGAGGGCGCGTGCGCGGACGGGGGCCGCCTTGCCGGGCGGATGGGCGGCCCCCGGGACCCGCATTGCAGGTCACCGCCCATTAGAGGATCGTTTTCGATCATGAGCCTGTCCGCTGCCCAGAAGCTCGCCCTGCTCCCACCCGAGCTGCGCAAGCAATGGCTGGCCGAGCAGTCCCGCGAGACCCTCGACGACATCCTCAAGGGCGCCTGGTGGTGGGTCGGCCGCCCCGAGCAATTCCGGCCGCCCGGCGACTGGCTGATCTGGCTGATCCTGTCCGGCCGAGGCTGGGGCAAAACCCGCACCGGCGCCGAGGATCTTCTTGACCGCGTCTTCCGCCACCCGGTGGACGCCTTCGGCAACCGCACCGAGTGGCTTGTGGTTGCCGAGACCCTCAACGATTGCCGTACGGCATGTATCGAGGGCACCTCGGGCCTGCTATCGGTGCTGCGCCGGATGGGCATGAAGAAGGACCGCGACTTCCACTACGCCAAGTCGCCCAAGCTCATGATCGAATTCGCCAGCGGCCAGGTCATCTACTTCGAGGGCGCTGACAACGCCGACGTCGGCCGTGGCTACAACGCCGCCGGGGCCTGGCTCGACGAGCTCGCCAAGTGGCGCTACACCTACGACGCCTGGTACGAGGGCATCCTGCCGTCGCTGCGCGCCCCGCTGATCGACGACCACCCGCGCGCGGTGGTCACCACCACCCCGAAGCCGATCAAGCTGATCATCGAGTGGAAGCACACCGACGACGGCACTGTGAAGATCACCACCGGCTCGATCTTCGACAACGTCATGAACCTCTCGCAGATCGTCGTCGAGAAGCTCAAGAAGCTGTACGAGGGCACCCGCGCCGGGCTGCAGGAGCTGTACGGGCATCTCCTCGAAGAGATCGAGGGCGCGCTGTGGAACCGGCCCATGATCGAAAACAATCGCATCAAGGCCGCTGACCTGCCAGAACTGAAGCAGACCGTCGTCTCCGTCGACCCGGGCGCCTCCGGCTCCAACGACGAAACCGGCATCCTCGTGGTAGCTCGCGGCTACGACGAGGATGACTACGTGCTTGCCGACGTCACCAAGCGGATCGTCGGCACCCCCGCAGCCCGGCTCGCCTGGGAGACGTTCCGGACGTGGGATGCCACCTGGCTGGTCGTCGAGACGAACATGGGCAAGAAGTGGGTCATCCAGGTCATGTCCGACGCCTACAAGGCCATGCAGGCCGAGGGCCTATTCCCTCCCGGGCCGCCTCCGATCAAGGAGGTCACCAGCCTGGCGGGCAAGAAGCTGCGCGCCGAGCCGGTTGCCGCCCGCTACGAGCAGGGCCGCGTGCACCACGTCGGCACGTTCGTCGAGCTGGAGGACCAGCAGTGCACGTGGGAGCCCGGCGCCGCCGCATCACCGGACCGCATCGACGCCCTAGTGCAGGCCGGGCTGTTCCTGATGGGCCGTGAGGGCAAGCTGGTCCGGGTGGCCGCCCCGCCGCTCGACGCCTTTATGCCGACGACCTCCCCGTACTAAGGTGGGGTCAGCGATCTGGGCGCCCGCCCGGGCCGTTGCTCCGATGGGACGCAGAATCGCGGCAGTGCCGCGACACTCAAGACACCCCGGCTATCCTCCCGCCAGAGGACCCGGGGTGTTCCCATTTCCCCTGGCTGCGATCTTGGTGTAGACTGTAGACAGACAGGACACCAAGGAGGTCACATGACCAAGAAGACCGAGCACGTCGGCCGCGAGTCCGGCAAGTCGTCGACCCGCTGGTTCGGCCGCTCCGAGCCCGCCGGGACCGCCGGAGGCGACCACGGCTACGGCGCCCGTGCCGGAGACGGCCGCACGTCCAACCCGGGCATCCTCGGCAAAATCAAGGTCACCTTCCGGAAGGGCAACCGCTGATGGGCATCTTCGACTTCTTCCACCAGAACCAGCCCGGCAAGAACCACGGCGGCAACGCCAGCCAGAACACCGGCAGTACCAAGTACGGCAGCAAGAAGGGCAACACCGCCAAGAAGAAGCCCAAGGGCGGCAAGGGCAACACCGGTAAGTAGCCCCACGAGAAAGGCCCGGCTCCCTGATGGGCCGGGCCTTCGCGTGTAGTAGGAGATGCCGGTACGCGTGTGGGTTCAGGGCGGGGTCGTTTCTCCCGGCTTAGCAAGACCCGCCCGGCGTCACGTGCTGCCTCACGCTCGTCATCCTACCGCCGACGACCCGCGAGGCGCCGCAGCCGCTTCAGCCGCCGGGCGCGCACCCCCTCAAGCCTGGTGATCAGCTCGGACATCTCGTTGATGTCGAGCATGGCGAACAGGTCGATGGTGCGGATCCGCTCCGCGTACGACAGCTCGGTGCGGCACAGCGAAGTCGCGTAGCGGACCTGCGCCGAGGTCGGCTTCAGCCGCCACGGGTTGATCTGCGGCCGGTCGATCGTGTCCTTCTCCAGGGTCTGCGCGTCCATCGCGTCCACCGCCTCCATCGGGGTCTCACCCTATGATCCCGCATCTAGCAGCGCCTGTCGAGCTTTAAACGACGGCGCCGTAGGCCACGGGTTGACACACGCCTTCCGTGGTGCGTACCCTCAAACCCGACAGACCAACCAAGGAGGGCCTCATGGATGCCGGTATCGCCGACGCCATCAACCGCCGCGACGCCCAGCTCATCGCCCAGCGCCTCGACACCTACGACGACGGCGTCATCGGCAAGCCCTGGTACCGGCGACCCGTCGCCGATGCCCTGATGGGCGACGACCGCAACGACAGGGCGTGGCTCATCAGCGCGTGGGCCACCCGCACCCCCGGCATATCGTTCGACGGTGCCCCCGCCGACTGCGACTGGGACAACCTGTTCGCCCACTTCCGGGCCGAGATCCTGTCCCGCCGCCGCCGTGGCCTGGTCGGCCCGCTGCGCGTGGAGGTCCCCGGCCTCCCCGGCGTCCACGTCGACTGGCACAGCAACCCGGCCCTCGACTCCTGCCCCATCGACGGCGGGACCCGCAAAATCCCAACTGCTGATGCGGCCGTGACCCGCGTTGGCAGCGTGGTGTAGGGTCCCGATAGACGGAGGGGATCAGGGCAGGCCCAACGCCTCCTTGGTCTGTCAACCCGGTTGCGGTAACGAGCGAGAACATGCCGCTTCGCTCGCCCTCACCGGGAGGGTCGGGCCGCCTGGTCCCCTCCGCCCCCGTACCGCCCAACCCGAAAGGAACCCCGTGGACGTCACCCTCTACCGCGTCGTCGGCGGCATGAACCGCGTCGCTCTCGGCGACCTCGCCGACGGCGTCGAGTTCTACAGCGCCGACAAGAACGACAAGGGTGTCATCACCCTCACGCCGGTGCGGATCAACGACGGCAGCCGCACCGCCGCGCGGCTTCCCGGCGAAGAGCCCATCCCCGAGCTCGCCGACCAGTAACAGACTCTCCCCAGTTCCGTCCGGCGGCCGGGGGTGATCTACAAGCCGGACACTGGTGGGGTAGCTCAACGGCAGAGCGGGCCAGAGGCCACGACGCAGGTTCAAGTCCTGCCCCCACCTCGCGAAGGAACGCCAGGTGTCGACCGCACCTTTGTCGATTGCTCAGCCTGACGTCAACCAACGCCCCCGGAACGAGCACCCGGGGGACCCTGTAGCTCAGCAGACAGAGCGCCCTATGCGATGGGGGTCAGTCGGCGGTGCGAATCCGTCCAGGGTCACGCGCGAGGCCAGGGCCCACGAGTAGCGCCAAAGCCCATGGCCGGAGACCGGTGGAAGCCCGGCTCGGCGACGGAACGCCGCGAGTGTCCGCGACAGCCCGGAGAGACGGGCAGCCCCTGAGGGGATCGCCGAAGATCCGCTTACGCGTGAGCACCCGTCGAGCCGGGCGCGGGGGCACGGTTGACCTAGCCAGTAGGGCTCGACCGTAGGGTCAGGTCGGCAGTATGGCGCTGTCGGCAGCGCGAATGGTGTACGGGCACACCGGCCCCGGACGGGTGAAGCCGTCAGGGCGGGAGGACCGGGTTCGAATCCCGGAACGCGCACGGATGCACCTGGAAGGTAGGTCGGGCGCCGCCCGGCTCATGATCCACCAGGTGCTGTCGACCAGAAGTCCAGCCGTGCAGGCAGGCAGGTCGGCGGGTCGCCAGGGCGCGTGTACAAACGCTCCCGTGGCCACGGCGTGGTGTTGCGCCCTGGCGACCTACCCACGTGACCAGCAGAAACGGGGGTGACAGGCGTGGGAGACAAGCGGAAGGGCACCATCGAGTGGGACTGAAGGGGGCGAGCTGATGGGCACCTACGACGAGAAGTCGAGCAACTGGGTCAACCCGCCGAAGAAGCGGCGCAGCCCGATGGACTCCGGCAACAACCGCAAGGGCAAGTCCTGCTGCCCGATGGTCGCAGCCGTCCAGAGCGTCAGGCAGGGCAAGTTCCGGCTGGCCCGGCGGTACGCGGTCATGTCGGTGCGGCGCATCGCGGGGGTGTACTGATGCCGGTCGGCGGTAACCACGGCAGGCGCCCGCCCAACCCGCAGAAGGCGCCGAAGTCGCACGGCCGTAAGCCCGCTGCGCCGCCGCCGCACTCGGCTCGGCCGCAGCAGGGCTGCTGCCCGATGGTTGCGGCTGTTCGTGCTGCACGTCGGGGCCGGTGGCGGCTGGCGGGGCGGTATGCCCGCTGGTCGGTTCGCCGGATTGCGGGGGTGGCGTGGTGAGCTTCGAGACGTTCATGGCGATTATCGGGGCTGGCTGCACGGTCTTCATGGTCGTGGTGGCGCTGTGCGTGGTGCAGGCCCTCGTCGGCTGACCGCCGATTTTATACGCACAGTCACATTTGAAGATCATTCTTACCCCGATCGCCGGGCCGACACCCAAAATCGTTACCGACAGTGAGAAATGGAGGGCTGGCGCCGTGTCGAAAGCGCGCAAACGCCACCGCGCCGTCCGATGGGCGCGCTACCTCAACCACTACGAGCCTGCCACCCTGGCCCTGTCCGGCACCTGCATCCGCCGGATGTACGCCGTCAGCGACGAAGCCTGGCTTCGCCTGCGGAGGCAGCGATGACCGACGAAGACGAATACGGCGACCGGGGCTTCGCCATCGCGGTCCAGCCCCCGGCACCGCCCGACCTGGCCGCCCTGCAGCAGCGCCTCTCCCGCGCCATCGACACCGTCAACGATCTCGCCAAGGCGCACGCCGACACCATCCGCGACATGGTCTCCGCCAAACGTCGCGCCAAGGTATGGGCCGACCTCGCCTACGAGATGTGGGCGCTGCTCCAGAACAGCGAAGCCGTCGAGGGGCAGGACGACTGGGAGCGGACCAAAGATGTCCTCAGGGTGCGCCTCAACGCCGCCCTGACCGAGATGCCGGAGGATGTGTAGCCGTGAAGACTGCCGACCCCTGCAAGTGGTGCTCCCGGCGCCAGGTCGTCCTGCCCTCCGGGGTGCTGATCTGCGTCACCTGCGACATCACCCCCACCTCGTCGATCCCGATCCTGCGCAAGGCCCAGCCGTGAGCCACCGGCGGACGTTCGACCCGCAGACCGCGAAGTCAACGCCGCCGGTCTGGAACAACCCGCGCCGGGCTTGCAAGGACGTCGACCCCGAGGTCTTCTACCCCGAGCACGCCACCGGCTACGCGAAGGCCCTCGCCGTGTGCGGCGCCTGCCCGGCCGACGTTCGCGCCCGCTGTCTGGCATGGGCCATCGAGACCGTCCAATCGTTCGGCGTGATAGGCGGCACTACCCCCGACCAGCGTCACCGCATGATCAAAAACGCAGGAGGAGAAGCAGCATGACCCGCCCCGTGAAAACCTTCTACCAGGTGAAAGACGGGAAGCGCGCCGAGGCGTGGCTCCTCGATGCCGCAGACGATGTGTCCGACGGTGACCACACGTTCGGTGAGCTGTACGACCACCGCCGCGCCCTGACAGCCTGCCTCGCCGTCGTGCTCGGCAGCATCACCGCCGGAGCAGCCTGGCGCTCCAAGGCCCACCACCCCGACGACGACCCGATGTTCGACGGCTACTTCATCGTCGGCCTGCACCTGCCCACCGGCACCGTCACCTACCACTACAAGCTGGAGCACTGGGACGACTTCCAGCACGTCCCCGAGCTGCCGCACGCCCCCAAGTGGGACGGCGCCCCGCCCTCGACGAGCGTTACCCGGCTCCTCTGGGCTGCCCGGGACGAGGTGCTCTGACGTGGCCGACAAGAAGAAGGTCGCCAAGAGCGTCAAGGCGAAGAAGGCCAAGCAGGCAAAGGCGAAGACCGGCGAATCCACCGCCGCGAAGCTCGCCAAGTTCTTCGGCCGAGGTACGGCCCGGTAGTCGTCCCCGGCGCCTCGGGCTCACGCCCCCGGGTGATGTGAATATTCCCTGCCCGCTTAGGCCGCAGAACGCGGCCCGCCAGAAGCTCACAGGCGCTGAGGCGACGTCGAACGCGGTACGGCGGGCAGGGTCTCAAGGCCCGGATGGGTAAGTGGATCGAGCACGTCGCCCCGTGCGCCCATCACCGGCAAAGTTCCCTCGCTCGGAGAGGGGACGAGGTGGTTCGAGTCCACCACGGGCCACGTCTGTTCCAGGTGGACATGCGATGCACCACCGGTGTAGCGTGAGCGCTGACAGCACCGACCAACGGAGGGGATACCCGACATGCACTTCATCGATGGTGCAAGCGACTGGCGCGAATGGATCGGCGAGAACGCCGACGCCGACGACGCCCGCAAGCTCACCGTCCTGCGCAGCTTCATCTTCGAGATGGCGAAGGAGGAGCTCGACAACTCCGACATCGGCCGGAGCTGGGACAGGCAGCGCCGCGCCGAGTGGCTCAACAAGAAGCTCGCCAAGCTCGGCATCACCGACCGCATCATCACCGACAACATCTACGTCCTGTCGGCCCCAGTCAGCGGGAAGGTCACGATGACCGTGGGCGGCGATGACCGGGCCGAAGCCTTGCGCGAGTTCAAGGAGCGGCTGGAGGTCCTGAAGAGCAGGAACCCTGTCGTGACGAATGTCGAGGCCACGGACGAACCGACGTTCGAGTCCGGCCCGGAGGACGGCGAGCGCAACGTCGTCCCCGACGACGCCCCGCAGACCGTCGACGCCACCCTCGCCGTGCTGCAGGAGACCATCGCGTTGGCGACCATCTCCGGCCCGCACATCTGCGTACCGGGCGCTAACGAGGTGCTCGACGACTTCGGCCTGCCGCACCTGCCGGAGCGGAAGACATTCGTCGTCACCCGCCCGGCCGGGGTCGTGCTGAAGACGGTCGTCGAGGCGTTCGACGAGGCCAGCGCCCTGCGCGTCGCGGGTTGGCGTTGGGAGGACGCCCGCACCTCATACGAGATCCTCGGCGAGGCTGCCGCGACGGGCGACCTCGCGGTCGAGGCGCCTGCGAGCTGATTCCCGCCCGGTTGCATACAGCCCCTTGCCTGCTCAGGTGAGGGGCTGTATTCTGTCAGCAGACAGACCGCCAAGGAGGAACCATGAACCTGTTCAACCTGTTCTCCCGCAAGCAGGCCCCCGTCATCGACCTCGAAGTCGGCGACATCACCAAGCGCCGCAGCGACGTCATCGTCAACGCCGCGAAGTCGTCCCTGCTCGGCGGAGGCGGCGTGGACGGCGCGATCCACGCGGCGGGCGGACCGGCCATCCTCGCCCAGTGCCGGGCCATCCGCGACACCCTCTACCCCGACGGCCTGCCGGTCGGCGAAGCCGTTCCCACCCGGGGCGGGCGCCTGCCCGCCCGCTACGTCGTGCACACCGTCGGCCCGGTCTACTCCACCAAGGAAGACCGGTCGGCGCAGCTCCGGTCGGCCTACACCTCGTCGCTGAAGGTCGCCGACCAGCTCCACGCGCGGACGGTCGCCTTCCCGCTGATCTCCTCCGGCGTGTACGGCTGGCCCGTCAAGGACGCGATCGAGCAGGCCCTGAAGGCGATCAGCTCCCGCCGCTACCGGCACGTGCAGCGGGTCACCCTGGTCCTGTTCGACCGGGACACGTTCGACCTGGCCCAGACCGTCTACCGCGAAGGCCGGTACTGGCTCTGACCGCCTGCACGTCGAGGCCGGGCATCCCCCCTACGATGGGGTCATGCCCGGCCTTCCCGTTCTCTGGCTCATCTACGCCATCGCGTTCGCCCGCGTGATCGTCTTCCTCGTCGACGACAAGCTGATCGAGGAGCCCCGCGACCGGTTCCTGCTCGCCCTCGTCGTACGCGGCCACGACAAGCTGGCCTACCTGTTCCGCTGCCCCTGGTGCCTGTCGATCTGGCTGGGCATCCCCGCCGCCCCGATCATCTACGCTTACGGCCAACACTGGTGGCTGTACGTGCCCGCTTACGTGCTGGTCCTCTCCGCTGCCGCTGGTGTTCTCGGCCGCGTGAAGGGATAGACAGGGTGGGGCTGATCAAGCGTAAGGTCGTGCCCGCCGGGACGCTGCCGGACCGGGGAACCGAGGCCGACCTGCGCGCCGCCGAGCGGCGGGCCTCCCTCATCGGCGCCGCCGTGCCGATCAACCTCGGCGACGCCACCTCGTGGCAGATGTTCAAGCTCGGTGACCACCGCTGGCAGTGGGAGGCGTGGCGCCACTACGACATCTGCGGCGAGCTGCGGTTCGTCGTCAACTGGATTGGCAACGCGATCAGCCGCTGCCGCATGTACGCCGCCCAGATCAGCAACGATGGCACCGTCGGCGACGAGGCCACCGACGCCCGGGTGAAGACCATCGCCGAGACGATGTTCGGCACCCCGGCCGCGAAGGCGCAGGCGCAGCGCCTGATGGGCATCAACATGATGGTCGCCGGGGACGTGTTCATCGTCGCCGAGGGCTATCAGAACACCGGCCAGGACGGCACACCCGACCAGGACAAGTGGTACGTGTGCTCGTCGTCGGAGGTGTTCCGCCGGGGCGACGACATCATGATCAAGCGGTCGATCACGCACGGAGGCGGCACCTACAAGCTCGACCCGCAGAAGGACCTCCTCATCCGGGTGTGGAACCCGCACCCGCGCCGCCACGACGCCGCCGACTCGACCACCCGGGCGATCCTTCCGGTGCTGCGGGAGATGGAGCAGGCCACCAAGCGGGTGTTCGCCGAGCTCGATTCCCGGCTTGCCGGGGCGGGCATGCTGCTCGTGCCGGACGGCATCGACTTCCCCCGGCAGACGCCCGGCGTGCCCGGGGAGATCGAGCAGACCGGCATCGAGGGCCTGACGCAGTTGCTGCAGCGCACGATGGCGACGTCGCTGCAGCAGCGGGACTCGGCCGCCGCGCTGGTGCCGATCATCCTGCAGGCGGCGCCCGAGGCGCTGGACAAGATCAAACACTTGACGTTCGAGTCGCAGATCAGTGACAAGATCATCGACATGCGGTCCGAGGCCGTCAAGCGGATGGCGATGTCCCTGGACATCCCGCCCGAGGTCCTCACCGGCATGGGCGGCACCAACCACTGGTCCGGGTGGCAGATCGAAGAGTCCTCGATCAAGATCCACATTGAGCCGCTGCTCATCCAGCTCGCCGACGCCCTCAATATCGGCTACTTCCAGCCCGCCCTCAAAGCCGCGAACGTCGCCGACCCGGAGAAGTACACCCTCTGGTTCGACATCGCCGCCCTCACCGTCCGGCCCAACCGCTCCGACCAGGCCCTGCAGTTCGTCGAGAACGGCCTCATCTCCGACGCGTCAGCCCGCGACAACGCTGCCTTCACCGACGACGACGCCCCCGACGATAAGGAACGCGTCTACAAGATCGTCAAGTCGCTGTTGCAGGCCCAGCCCGCATACGCCGCCGACCCCGAGGTGCAGAAGATTCTCGGCCTGCCGAAGATCCAGCCCCCCGCACAACCGGCCCCGCCAGAAGCCCCCGCCGAAGGCGACCTCATGCCAGGCGACCCCGGCTACGACGAAGCCGGAACTGAACCGGCCGACGCAGGCAACCGGCCGCTACCCAACCTGCCGTCGGTCGCCGACGCCGAAGCCGGGAACGTCAAGCCGATCCGGGGGCAGAAGCTGTCCCAGCTCGCCGCGTCGGCCAAGGCCATGCAGGACCCGCTGTTCTACGCCGCTGACGCCGCCGTACGCCGGGCGATGGAGCTGGCCGGTGGCCGACTCGTGCCCGGCCCGCAACGCGCCCGCCACGCCGTACCCAAGCACCTGCTGCACACCCGCGTCATCGCCGAGCAGGCCAAGGTGCCGTCGCTGCTCGCCGGGGCGTGGACACACGTGCGGGAGCAGGCGCCCGAGCTGGGCGTGGACGCCGACGCCCTCGAAGACCTCCTCGGCGGCTACTGCCGGGAGTTGCTCACGCGGGGCGTCCCGCACGACCCCGACCTGCTCAAGGCGACGTTGCAGCAGGCCCGCCGAGACCTTGCACCATGATCGAAAACGAGCAGGAGATGGGGCCTGACCAGCAATGACCCAGCCGACCACCCTGCCCACCGCGCAGGCCCAGAAGCAGGCCGCCGTCGAGGTCTTCGCCCAGTACGAGCCGCCCCTGTATGAGGCGTACCTCGACATGATGCTCGAATGGCTGGCCGCCGTCCGCATCGCGATCTTCGCCGGTGGCGTGGCCCGGCTCGCCCTCGTCCCCGACCCGATGGCCGTCTTCTCGCAGACGCCGAAGTGGCACGCCCTCACCGAGCAGTACAGCGAGCAGGTCGCCCGCGACGTCCTCGCCGCCCCCTACCGGGACCTGTTCGCCGACGGCACCCTGTTCGAGTCTCGGCCGTTCGTCCGGAACTGGATCGCCACCCGGGCCAACCGGCTACAGCGCGTCCCCGACGAGGTGTTCGGCCTCGTCAAGCACATCATCGACAGCGGCACCACCAACGGGGCCAGCATCCCCGACGTCACCGCGCAGGTGGAGGAGCTGTTCGCCGACGCCGGGATACAGCGATGGAAGGACCGCGCCCGCACGGTGGCCCGCACCGAGGTGGTGGGCGCCTACAACGGTGGCCTGCACGACGCGTTCTCGATGGTGGCCGACGCCGACGACGACACCGAGTTCGTGCACCGCTGGCTGGCCACCGACGACCAGCGCACCCGCCCGGACCACCGGGAGGCCGACGGCCAGGTGCAGCCGTGGGGGCACCCGTTCCGGCTCGGCCCTGCGGGCGCGGTGCTGATGATGCACCCGCACGCTGCTGACGCCCCTGCCGATCAGGTGATCAACTGCCGGTGCACCGAGCTGATGGAGATCAAAAACGAGCCGACGAGGATGGACAACCGCCAGCACCGGATCACCGCGTCCGGCTTCACCCTCATGCAGACCGCATGCAAGACCGGTGAGTTCTGCATGCAGACCCACAAGCCCGGCCTCTGCAAAGGCCAGCACCGCAACGGCTACGAGCCCGGCGTGCAGGACGCCACCGCCAAGGATCCCGTCCAGAAGGCTCAGGTGGCCGTCAAGGGCCTGTCCACGGCCATCGCGCAGGCGCAGGCCGTCGCCGCCGCCGAGGCGAAGCGGAATCCGAAGCTGGCCGCGATGGCCCGCCGGGCGGTCGCCGACTACCAGAAGGCGCTGCGCCCGCACCAGCAGACCCTGAAGCAGGCCGCGTCGGACAACGACCGGGCGAAGCGGCAGGCCCAGCGGGACACCGCCGAGCAGGACCGCATGGACGCCACGGCGAAGCGCCGCGCTCAGGCCAAGCACGACACTCTGGAGCGTCGCGCGCAGCGCATCCTGGAGCGGCGCCGGGAGCAGGCGAAACTGAAGAAGATGACCCCGAAGCAGCGGGCCGCCTACCACAAGGCGAAGGCCGCGCAGGCGGCGAAGCAGCGTAAGGCGGCCGAGGACAAGACGCTGAAGGAGGCCGGTCGCGGCTGATGTGCGAGGTGTGCTGGGCGCCTGTGAGGGAGGGCCGTTCGACGACCCGCGAGGAGTGGCTGCGCGCCCGCCGCTGGCACGAGGAGGACCGATGGCTGAAGGCGCAGATGGCGCTCGCTACGACACCCGTGTCGACCGCTGAAGATCAAAAACAATCGGTAGGATGACGGTATGACGACGCTCGGGAGCCTGCTCACCCTCGGCGGTCGCGCCAACGGGAAGACCTCCAGTCAGCCGCTCGACGTGCCGAGGCTCGCGCAGAGCGTCGTCGCCTCCCTGATCGCCGCCGGGCAGCAGGTCCCGTTCCCGCCGGGCGTCAGCCTCCTCTCCGCGATGGAGGCCTGGACCAACCAGGACGACGACGCGCATGACACCTGCGACGCCCTCGTCGCCTGCCGCAACCCGCTGCACCCGGGCCCGTGCAAGGGCTGGAAGCACACCCTGCACAGCGTGTCCCCGGGCGCCTGGCACCAGCTCGAAGGTGAGCGCGTACGTAAGGCCAACGCACGCCGCGTCAAGCGCATCAACGACCTGAAGGCGCAGGGCAAGCCGATCCCCCGGCACCTGCTGCAGGAGATCAAACCGAAGCCCGCCCCGGGCCACCCGGCGCACGCCGCAACCCCTGTCCCTCTGCACCAGGTCAACCAGAAGGCCGACCTCGCAGGCGGGCAGGCCCACAAGGCGGGCCAGTCCGTGTCGCAGGCCGCCGGGGTGCAGGTGAAGACCCCGCCTCCGCTGCCGCTCGGCCCGAAGGGTAAGAAGCCGTCGGTCGCCGGTCGCGGCCCCGCGTTCGTCATCACGCAGCCGAAGGTCACCGACACCTACAAGCTCGACAAGGCCGCGAAGATCACCCCGCAGGAGTGGGACAGCCTCTCCGACGCCGACAAGAAGACGATCCGCGACGAGCTGGCCGCGATCAAGCAGCGCGGCTTCGGCCCGCAGCAGAAGAAGGCCGACGAGCTCCTCGCCAAGCTGCCCGCCCCGGGCACCAAGCCCGCCCAGACGTTCCGTCCGGCCGGAACCGTCACCACGCCCAGTGGCAAGGTCGTGCCGGTTCTCAACCCGACCAACGGGCCGTCCAGTACCCCCGGCAAGGTCAGCCTCGGGCAGGCCAGCAAGAGCACCGGCCTGCCCGGCCTGCCCGCTGCGCCACCGACCGCGCCGAAGGCGAAGCCCGCCGGACCGGACGTCGTCGATCAGGTGAAGAAGGCGCAGGACCCGGGATCCCAGCTGTCCCCGTCGGCGCGGGTATTTATATACCGCAAGCTCGACAAGGCCGACTACCAGCGGCTCGACGACGCGGGCAAGAAGAAGCTGGCCGACGACCTCGACGCGATCGACGCCGGGCAGTCGCAGACCGCGAAGCAGGCGGCGGCAGATATCCGGCAGAAGCTGGGTATCACCAAGGGTGCGGCGCCGTCGCCTTCGACCGTTCCGGCGGCGCCGTCCACCCCCTCCGCCCCGTCGACTCCTTCTGCGCCGTCGATCGCCAGCCGGGTGACACCCCTCGCCGCGCAGGGCCTGATCAAGAAGCATGGCGCCGTCGACATCACCTACGGCAAGGGCACCCGGGCGGAGAAGACGTTCCACGACGTCGGCGTCGGGCCCGGCCACCAGCACCAGCTCATCACCAAGGGTGCCGGGCAGTGGTACATCACCGACAAGGACGGCAAGGAGCTGCAGTTCCTGCCGAAGCAGTCCGGCATCCTCGTCTCCTTGCCCAACAAGCCGTCGGCTGCCCCGGCACCCACGGCCACCCCCGGCGGCATCAAGCCCGCCGTCCCGAACGCACCCGGCACTGCCGCTCACATCCAGCACGCCAGGGCGGTGGCGAACCGGACCGCGCCCAAGGCGCAGATGGCCAAGACGCACCTCGACGCCTACGCCAAGCTGTCGAAGGCGGACTTCGACGCGCTCCCCGACGGCGAGAAGAAGCAGATCCGTGACGACTTGGCCGACGCGCGAGCGAAGTTCCTTGACCCGAAGAAGCAGCAGGCCGCCCGCGATCTCCTCGATCGTTTTGGATCTTCGCACGCTCCGTCCGCAGCCCCCGGCAACACCTCGGCCGCCAAGGGCTACAGCGACCCGATGAACGAAGCCGTCAAAGCGGCCCGTGGCGGCGGCAAGCCCGACGACGTCCTCAAGGCGGTCGCCCGGCTGTCCCCTGAGCAGGCGGGCAAGCTCGACGACGACGACAAGAAGGCCATCACCTCCCGGCTGGCGTTTATCGCTACCCACCCGCAGGCCACGCAGGAGCAGAAGCTCAAGGCCGCCTCCTACGGCCGGATCCTGGTCGGCACGACGAAGCCGACCGGCAAGCTCGACCACACCGCGTCGATCGGCGAGATCCACGCCGACCGCGTCATGACCGGCATCGCCAACGCGACCGGGCCGCACCCGGCCGTCGCCGCCGCCCTCAAGGCCGCCGACGACGCGAAGATGCCCCTCGACGACCGCGTCAAGGCACTCACCGGCATCACGAAAGCCCAGTACGACAGCCTCACCCCCGACGAGAAGCGGAAGATCGTCGACGCCCTGATCGAGGTGCACGCCGCCCGCCCGGCCGACAAGGCCGCGGAGAAGGCGGTCGTCGACTTCACCGGCCACCACCCGGGCGTGCAGCGGCTCAAGCAGGCCGAGGCCGACTACCGCGCCGGGAAGATCGACGCCACCGGACTCCGGCGTGAATGGCTGTCGGCCCGCGTCCAGGCGCCCGTTGTCACCGGCGTCAAGGACGACCCGCACGCCCAGGTGGCGAGGGAGGCGCAGCGCATCGCGGAGGACAACCCGTCCCTGCCGCTGCACCAGCGCGCCTACATGGTCGAGAACGACAACTACGGCAAGCACAACGGCATCTACGACGCCATCCAGCAGGCGTCCGGCGAGCACAACTTCCAGCCCGCCCCTCGCCTCAGCCAGTTCGACATGGAACGGCTGTTCCAGCCGTCCAGCGACGATCTGAAGAACGCCCACCCGATCCACGCGGAAGCCGTCAAGGCGCTGCGGCTGCACACCATCAGCACCGGCCTCGATCCGAAGAGCCCCTGGTCGCACACCACCAGGGAGGCGCTTGTCCGGGCACTCCTCGGCATCGACTCGGGGAAACCAGTCGTCCCCGACGGCAGGCTGAAGGAGTTCCGCGACCTGCCCGACCACGAGCGCGACCTGGTCCAGAAGGTGCTCTCCAACCGCATCGCCCTCCTGGCGAACGACCACGCGAAGACCGAAACGTACATCACCCTGCGCCAGCTCGAAGGCGCGCCGAACAAGCCCGAGGTGGACGCCGCCCTGAAGGCCGCCGCCGACCGG